GTGAGGTACTTCACTCCTCCGGCGTAGGCGAATCCTCGTAGACCTCGACCGCCATTTGCATCGGCCCAGCACTCAGATCGGTGATCACAGAACGAACACGCCTTTGGCAACGCCATATTCCCTGACGCCCCGTCTGGGACCGGATCGTAACACCGAGGTGGAGGATCATCAGAATCGAGTACGGATTTGACATGGGCAATTCGCTCCGGGACATTGATCATCTGATTACCGGAGACAGTGCAGACGCCGATCTCCCCCGATTCCTTGTTGATTGCAAGGAAGGCAGCCCGGCTGTCCCCCTCTGCATGAGCGTAGGCAGACACCTGCCCGATGTACCCGAACGGATCGTCGGATGTCAGCGTCTCGGCGTCTGCAAACTTTCGGAATCCGAATCGGGACGTAGTCTTCACGTCGGTGATGACCCCGTCGATCCGGGCATCCATGTGCCCGACGACACCATCAACCTCCAGCGTCTTCTGCTCGTCCTCGACGGTATGTCCTGCCTCCTTCAGGAGGAAAAGAACGAGGGCCTCCATGATATGCCCCATCAGAAACTTGATGCGGGTTGAATACTGGAGGCCCCCGGTCCTGCCACGTCGAATATCGTACCAAAGCTGACGATCTTTACGCCCAAGATTAGACATCCGAAGATTGGACGGGCCAGACGTTGTCTCCCCGATAGACCGGAGAACCGATTCCTTGACGTCAGTCAGGAACCGCTCGACATTCCGGGGATCAGGAGACGAGACCCCGAAGTCGAACATCGTCTGTAGATCATCAGTGATGGTATCGATATTCTTCATGGCAATGTACTATGCTGCGAACGCAGACTCACTGCCGGAGGCAGCGGCCTTGAAGTCAGCCATCGGATCAGCACCGGGGCTGTACTCGTTCAGTTCAAGAACCTGAACGCCGAGGAGTTCAACCCCCCACTTCTTCAGCTTCTTGTAGTGGATCGGCTGGAAGGAGACCACAACCTCGGAACCGTTACCGATAAGCACGTCCGTGGGAACAGGATTCAGATCAGCGTCCACGACCATGATCGTGTTCTCAATCTCGTCACGCTCCCCGGTCTCTCGATTGTAGATAGTCTTGACGTTCTTCGCCTTGAACTGGATGAAGTCGCCCATGACATCCTTCTTGTCGGTCTTGATCTTGTCGCCAAGGTTCAGACTCTGAAGGAGAGCCTTGTCGTCGTCGGTCAGGTGACCGATGTTGATCGAGTACTCAACCTTCTCCGGGTCGAAGTAATTCGGTTCCGGCTCATGAACCTTCGCCCAGTAGCACTTTCCACGCAATGCAGCCATGATGTTTTCCTTTCGGGTTTGTGGGTGCACGAAGTCCCGGTTACGTGCAGGGGGAGAACCTAGACGATTCTCCCGCACCTGTCAACCATCAAATCGTGAATCGTTGACAATCTTTTCTTCCCACCTGTGGTTGGTCAGTTCGTCAACCATCAGGCGGAGTCGTCGGATTTCCTCGGCAGCCTTCCACTCCAGCGTATCTTCCTTCGGGAAGTCAGACGGTGCATCCGGCGGATAGGTGCTGTCGAGTTCAATCTCCTTCGCCTGAACACGGAGGGCTTCCTCAATGTCCTCGGCGTTGTCCCCGGTCAGACTGAGTTCGAAGGTCGCGAACTCCTCGGAGTTCATGTAGAACGACAAAGTCTGGAGGACGCAGCGTCGCATGTATTCGTCATGCTCATGCCTCAGATACGACAGGCTTTGTTTCAGGGAGGCAATGACAAGGTCATCCGCAAAGTCACTGTGAAGTTCAACTTCAATCTTCACGACAGGTACTCCTCAATGTCCATCTGGTGTCCGGTTTTGTAGTACACAATCCGGTACGTGTCAACCATGTGCATGGCGTAAAGTTCTGCGTCTGTCTCGTCGTCGAACCGGCAGACGTCACGCCACAGTCCGTCACTCTGCTGCTGCACGATCCACATCGGGCATCTCCTTCTGAAGAGCAGATTGTGGTACCCACCAAGCATCGCCCGGATGCCAGTACTGGTCGTCCATAGCGTCAGCCCCGTGAATGTATCCAGCATAATTGAACGTGCCGGACTTTCGGTCGTGAGTTATAAGAACGTAGGTATGAGTCCGGATATACTCCGTCGGATCATCTTTATGATCTTTCGGCCTGACAATCAGATGTCCGTCCCTGTAATCTGTCGTCTTAACCTCGATGTCGTCACCCACATCCGCAACCAGCGATGTCCGTCCAGTCCACGGCAGGCCGCTGATGATGGAGAACCATAGTTCAGCCCGTGCACCCCAGATGTCGGACCACTTTCTGCCATCGGTAGACAGGTAGGCAACAAGCCTGTCCGTCACCCCGTGGCGTCGGCTGCTGGTATATCTGGCAAGACCAACTTCTGTTGCTGTCTTGGTCTCTTCCTCTGTCAGCGTATTCCTCAATGTGTTTCACTCCAGTTGTGTCCAACCTTCCAGTCGCAGTCGAGCGGACAGTTGAAGTTGAGGTCTGCCTCTGCCTGACGGACAGCAGTCTTTGACATCTCACCGATGACGGACGGATCGACAGACCCGGCTGCCTCGATGCAGAGTTCGTCGTGTATCATGGCGATGATAGTCGCGTCAAGTCCTGATTCGGCCATCAGTTCGTACATCCTGATCAGCCACCGCTTGGCAACGACAGCAGCGCAGGACTGGAGCAGCGTGTTCAGTGCAGCGTGTTCCGACCTGATCCGGAGAACCCGGTCGTCGATCCCCCGGATGAATCCTGACCGGGCGGCTGTGGTAACTGACCGCTGTAGGTTAGCAAATGATGGCATGTTACGGAGATACCTTGCCCTAATAGCAGCGCCATCTGCTGCTCCTCCTCCGACAATTGTTCCCAGCTTGGCATCTCCTGCCCCGTAAAGCAGCGCGTACGTGAAAGTCTTTGCTCCAGCACGGTCAGGGAGTCCAGCAAGTTCCTGAGTTCTTGTGTGAACGTCGCCATGGATCAGTTCCTCTGTGTATTTCTGGTCGTTGAGATAGTGGGCAAGGCAGCGCAGTTCGATACCTGCAAGGTCGGTACCTATAAGCTGACGACCTGCCGGGACAGTCCAGACAGCCCGACACTCCGACCCGTACTCGGACTGTGGTCCGGGGACTTGCTGGAGGTTGGGGGTGTTGCACGACATGCGGTGCGTGATAGCACCCAGTGTCATGTAGTGGCAGCGGACACGGTTATCGTTGTCAACCTTGTCGATCCATGACGTGATCTGGGATACACGTTTCTGGAGCAGCAGGTAACGGCTGATCTTCCGGGCAAGCGGCAGGTCGATACCGGACAGCGTCCCCTCGTCAACCATCGGCTGACCATGCTCGGTGAACCGTTCCGGTCTCCAGCCTTCCCGGATCAGGCGTTCCCCGATCTGCTGACGGGAGCCGAGGTTGAAGACCACCCAGTCGATTGCCGTGTGGTCTCCCCCACAGGATTCCCAGTCGTCCCCCAGATGGCGTAGTCCGATGGTGGACAGGCTGCCATCCTTCTTGTACCGGGGCTGGACGACACGCTTCGGCTTGGGTATCGGCGGAGTTCCGGCAAGTACGTCAACCTCGATCTCGGCGATCTCGGTTGTCAGCCGGGCGACAAGGGCAGACGCAGTCGCAACGTCGAGCAGGTACCCGGCAGCCTCGACCTCGTTCATGATAGCCCGGACACGATGCTCTGTGTCGAGGGCTGTCTTCCAACTAGCACCGCCGCCACGCCGGTCCATCCGGGCAGCCTCTGCCTGTAACTCGCGGAGGACAAGGCCGGTGAGCCTGACATCCTGTCGGCAGTACTCGACCATCTCTGCCGACTCGCCAAGGCTCCAGTCGTGGAAGTCGATCTTGGACGACCCGACCCGTTCACCCCAAGCCCGGAGCGAATGTCCGCCGGGACGATCAGGCCAGAGCAACTGGCTGATCAGCATGGTGTCCCGCACCTTGGCGGTGTCGATCCCGGCAGCCATCAGACGGTTGATCACCGGGATGTCGAAGGCGACAGCGTTGTGACCGTAGATCGTCCGGGCAGACCGGAGTACGGCAGGCAGGTCAGCCATGTTGGCCCCGGTGAAGACGGTCTGGTCCCC